CAGGAAATGTATATTGGATTCTTCTTCTGCCGTATCATCTGTAAATACTGTATTGTACATATAATCCCCCCCCCTTAGTCGTGAAACAGGAAATGTATATTGGATTCTTCTTCTGCCGTATCATCTGGAATACTGATAATCTTTGCCTGAATATCGTTTAACCGTTCCTGCAAGTATTTGTATGCTTCACTTGTGGTTGCAAATTCTGTCTCGACATTGCGGAATAAATCAATGTTATTTGCAAGAGAATCCAGTATATCATATACCGTTTGATATAGTGCTTTCTTCATATTTGCTTTGGCAAATGTATCTGTTGCTGATAGGCCGTTTTCATCAAGATACATTGAGTATGTATCATCAGAATAATAATCCTTGTTGTTGAGTTCTATTTTCAAACGATCTAATACTGTCATTGTGTTCGCCATTTTATCAGTCCTTTCTATATTATTGAACAATTCTCCGATTTGAGCAAGAGTCCAAAATTAGACCCTTCAAATTTCTTCATCAACCGACGCAAA